AATCATTTGTTGCTGGTCGAACTTCATTCTCTGGAACATTAGAAATGCACTTTGACGAAACAGATGCTCAGCAAGAAACTTTAACTGCTGGTTCTTCTATCTCATTTGTTTTATTACCAGAGGGTAATGATTCAGGAGATGCAAGTTACACAGGAACAGGAATTGTTACTGGTATGAGTATTAATAACTCAATGGACGCAATCGTTTCAAGAACTGTTACTTTTCAAGGAACTGGTGCATTAACTGTAGGTACTGTATAATCCTAATTTATGTCAGTTATTGATAGAGTTAAATCTCATTTTGAAACTCTTAAAACTATCACTATTGAAGTTGAGGAGTGGAAAGACGAGCATGGTAATGCTAGTATATTCTATTCAGAGCCATTAACCCTTGAAGAAAAAAACATTATCTTTAAGAAGTCTAACAACTTTCAAGATTTAACTATTCTTGTAGATTTGCTTATAATGAAGTTGCAAATCAAAAATGATAAAGGCGAAATGATTAAAGCCTTTAGCCCAGAAGATAAATTTGCATTAAGAAAAAAAGCTGATTCTAATGTTATCTCTGAAATTGCGAATAAAATACTTTTAGATACTAATTACGAGGACGCAGAAAAAAAGTAGATAGCGACCCTGATGTTAGGTCGCTTTTGATAGTAGCAGATAGATTACACATCACAATCCAACAAGTTCTTGATATGCCTGTTAGCCATTATAATCTTTGGTTAGCTTACTTGAAAAAAGAACAAGAACAGTATAAAACGAAACAATCACTAGCAGAAGCAAGGAAGTTTAAATAATGGCACAAAAACTTAATATAGACATAGTAGCAAGAGATAAATCCAAACAGGCATTAGGTAATGTTCAAAAAGGTTTAGCTAGAGTTAAAAATTCTGTTTTTAATCTTAGAAATGCTTTTTTAGGTTTAGGTGCTGGACTTGTTGTTAGAAATTTAGTTAATACAGGAAGACAATTAGAAAATTTAAGAACTAGATTAAAGTTCTTACTTAAAGATACAAACGAGGGTGCAAAGGCATTTGATAATATGACTAAGTTTGCATCTAAAGTTCCTTTTTCACTTGAGGAAATACAATCTGGTGCTGGTATTCTTGCAACAGTAACAGATAATGCTGAAGACTTACAAAAAATGTTAGAGATAACAGGTAATGTTGCATCTGTTACAGGATTAGATTTTAGAACTGCTGGAGAACAAATACAAAGATCATTTAGTGCTGGTATAGGTTCAGCAGATATTTTTAGAGAAAAAGGTGTAAGAAATATGCTAGGCTTTAAAGCTGGTGCAACTGTATCTATTGAAGAAACAGTAGAAGCCTTTGAAAGAGTTTTTGGAAAAGGTGGAAGATTTGGAAAAGCTACAGATGAATTAGCACAAACATTTGAGGGAACTTTATCAATGATAGGAGATAAAGTATTTAACTTTAAAAAAGTATTATTAGAAGCTGGATTCTTTGACGAACTAAAAAAACAATTTGGAAATTTGGATAAATTTTTAGAAGATAATGCAAAAGATTTAGATAAGATAGCAACAGTAGTTGGTAAAAACTTAGCACAAGGAATGGTTAAGGTTGTTCAAATCGGTAAAGATTTAATTCCTACATTACAAAATATTGGTAAAATTTTAAAAAATATTGGAGATGGATTTATGGCCTTACCACCATTTATTAGAACAAGTGGAATTATAGGTGCATTTTTATTTGGTAAAAAAGGATTAGTAGCATTAGCTGGTGTAAGTTTATTTGTTGATAAAGTACAAGATTTAATTTCAGAAGCAAAAATTAGAATGGGTATTTTTGATTTAGAAAATATTAATAGTGTAGATGCAAAAATCAAATCTATTAAAACACAGTTAAATGAAATAGAAACTCAAAAAGTCATGGTAACTATGGAGGGCGAGAACATAGATACAACTGCTTTAGATAAAAGAATTTTTAAATTATTAGAAGAATTATCAATTTTAGAAGATCATAGAAAAACATTACAAAACTTAAATAAAATTCAATTAGAATCAAACCACCATATGTTTGAAATGAGTAATGGTGCAATAAAAGTAGCAGAGACTATGAAAGAAGTTACTAAATTTACATCTTTGTCTAATCATCATATGTTTGAAATGGCTAATTCAGTTGAAAAATCTAAAGGTGCATTTGAGGGTTTTAAAGAGGGATTAACTAGTTCATTTGATGTAACTATTTTTGATAGATTTAAAGAAGCTGGAGAAACTTCAATGAACTCTTTAAAGAATACTTTAACTGATTTTGTAATGACAGGTAAAATAAATTTTCAAAATTTAAAAGAAGCTATCATTAGATCATTGGTTGAGGCTTTAATAGGCTCGGCAGTTCAATCTGCAATTAATAAAGCATCATCATTATTTAAAATAAATGCTATAAAAAAAGGATTAATGAATGTTTATGAAGCTGGAACAAAAGCATTAGCATCAGCACCACCACCTTTTAACTTTGCATTAGCTGGAATGGTAATTGCTGGTGGATTAAAACTTGTAGATAAAATTAAAGGATTTCAAAAAGGTGGAGCAGTATCAAAAGGTCAGCCTATTCTTGTTGGAGAAAATGGGCCAGAAATGTTTGTACCAAACTCAACAGGCCAAATAGAACAATCTGCTAGAGGAACAGATATGGGAAGAACAATATTAAATTTTAACATTACTGCAACAGATGTAAAAGGAGTTGAGGAATTACTATTAGATAACAGATCAACTATTGTAAATGTAATCAATGGAGCATTAAACGATCAAGGCAAAGAAGCATTGGTCTAATATGAAAAAGTATAAAATAACGCATAAAATAAATGCAGATTTTATTGCTGAAGTAATTGTTAATGAAGATCAAATTGATAGTTCAATTAATGATCTGAAAGAATACAAGAAACCTAATAGTAAATTTGAATATACTATGTTAAAAGGTACAGAAAACGTAACCCAAACAACTTATGAAGAAGTTAATGAAGATAACAATAAATAAAAGGTATTAATTATGAGTGGCACATATCCTACATCTCCCGTTTTTTCTTCATTAGGCTTTAACAGTACACAAGCCACTAAAATTACAACAACAGATAGTGGTAAGGTTTTTGCTACACAAATAGATGGTCAAAGATTTAAATTTTCAGCATCATATCCACCAATGAGAAGAACTGTTTTCTCTCCAGTTATTGCTTTTATAATGCAACAAAGATCACGAAAAGAAACATTCCAAATTACTTTGCCTGACCTTAGTAATGCAAAAGGAGATGTATCTGGTATTATAAGCACAAGAGCAAGTGCAAGTGCTGGGGCTACTACTGTTGATATACAGAACATAACAGGAACAATTAAAGCTGGAGATTTTATAAAGTTTAATGGTCATACAAAAGTTTATATGGTTGTATCTGATGCAACAGCAGATGGAAGTAATGAAGCAACACTAACTATCGAGCCACCTTTAAGATCAAGTGTAGCTTCTGATGAAACTATATTATACGATAATGTTCCATTTACTGTTAGACTTGCAAATGATGTTCAAGAATTTTCAACAAGTCAAAATGATATTTATAGATTTGAAGTAGATTTTATAGAGGCTTTATAATGCCCAGAGGTTTATCTACAATACTCCAAACAGAAATTGCAAAGCAATCAATTAAACCTATTGCATTAGTTCAAATTAAATTTCCAACGACACAAAGATTTACAAATCATTATAAAGATATTGAAGTATCTGAAATATGGGATGATGCTTTAGGCTTATGGGATGATAGGGCTGGTAATTGGGATAGTGGAATAAATTATCTTGCAAGTTCTCATTTATTAAGAATATCTGCAAAGTCAGAAAGTTCTACACTAAATGTAAATTCTTTTAATATAGAATTATCAGCAGTAGAAAGTACATTTACATCAATACTACTTAATAACAATGTTTCTAATGATGAAGTAGCAGTAGATATTGGATTTATAAATGATAGCGAACAATTAATAGATGTATTTAATTATGCAAAAGGATTTATAGATAATTTTAGCATAGATACTGATAGTGGAATTATAAATATAAATTGTACTTCTCATTTTGGAGATTTTAGTAGAGTTACAGGTCGTAAAACAAACGAGGGTAGTCATGGTAGATTTTTTGAAAACGATACTGATAGCTTTGAGTTTAGTTCACAAACTATAAGAGATTTAAAGTGGGGTAGAGAATAATGGGATTTTTTAGTAGTATTTTTAAAGCTATAACAAGTATCATTACTGATGTTATTAGTTGGATAATTCCTATTCCTGATGTTCCTGACATTGGTCAAAATGAATTTGAAAAAGGTATCTTAGTTAATAAACAATCTAATAACGCATCTGTTCCTGTAGTTTATGGAACAAGATTATTAGGTGGAACAAGAACATTTATAGAAGTTGAGGGAGACACAAATCAATATTTATATATTTGTTTAGTATTATGTGAGGGAGAAATTAGCAATATTTTAAAAGTTAAAGTTGATGATAGCGATGTTACCTTTGATGCAGACTTTCAACATGGTGTAACTGTAACATCTGATGACGAGAGATTTGGAGCAAATATAAAAGTACAACCATTCTTTGGTAAAGACGATCAAGTACAATCCAGTTTATTAAATGAAGATACAAATTGGAACAGTAGTACAAACAGAAAATTAAAAGGCATTTGTTATCTTGCTGTACGTTTAGAGTGGGATCAGGACAAGTTTTCTAGCATACCAAAAATCCAAGCAGAAGTAGAAGGTAAAAAAGTTCCTGTAATAAATTCTAATTTAACTATAACTGAAAATACATTTTCTGATAATCCTGTATTTTGTTTATTAGATTATTTAACAAATGATAAATATGGTAAAGGCATTAATTATGGAGATATTGATAGACAAAGTTTTTATGATGCTTCTGTTGTAGCAGATCAAGAAGTAACTCCTTTTAGTGGTGCAAGTAACATTCCTCAATTTAGCTTAAATGTTGTTTTAGATACAGATAATAAAATATTAGATAATGTTAAATTTATTCTAAGAGGCATGAGAGGATTTCTACCTTATTCAGAGGGTTTATATAGATTAATAATAGAAACTACAGGCACATCAGTTTTATCATTAAGCAAAGATAATATTGTTGGTGGTGTTAAATTATTAAGTGAGAAAAAGAACTCTAAATACAACAGAATTAATATTGATTATATATCGCCAGAAAAAAACTATGAGAAAGATACGTTAGTATTTCCTGAAACAGACTCAGATCATCAAACATTAAAAACAGCAGATGGCGGTTTTTTACAAGAATTAAATTTAGACTTAAATATGATTACAAACCCTTATCAAGCATTACAGTTTGGTAAAGTAGTGTTAAACAGAAGTAGAAACCAATTAACTGTTGAATGTACTGCAACCTATGAAGCTATGAATTTATCAGTAGGAGACATTGTAGATTTAACTGATGATATATTAGGCATGAGTGCTAAACCTTTTAGAGTAATTGGTTTATCTATTAACTTTGATTATACTGTTCAATTATCTTTAGTAGAGCATCAAGATTCTTGGTATGTGTTTGATGAAAAGCAAGAAGTCGCTGTTGTGCCTGATACTAATTTGCCTAATCCATTTAGTGTAAGACCACCAGCAAGTATAAGTATTAGTGATGAATTAATTGCCTATAATGATGGAACAGTTATTGTTGCATTAAATATAGCTATAACACCCTCTACTGATAATTTTGTTTATGAGTATCAAGTAGAATATAAAAAATCTAGTGAATCAGATTATAAAGTTCATGCAAAAGGTTCTATATTAAATCAAAGAGTTTTAAACGTAATTGACCAACAAACTTATGATGTGAGGGTTAAAGCTATTAACAGTTTAGGAGTATCTTCTACCTATGTAACAGAAACAAATTATTTAGTTGTAGGTCAGGTTGCACCACCTTCAGATGTTGAAGAATTTTCTGTAAATATAATTGGTAAAGAGGCTCACTTATCATGGGAACAAATACCTGATCTCGACCTTGCATATTATCAAATTAGATACTCAACACTATTAACAGGTGCTACTTGGCAAAACTCAGTATCATTAGTAGAAAAAGTATCAAGACCAGCAACCTCAATTTCAGTTCCAGCTTTAAAAGGAACTTATCTTATCAAAGCATTTGATAAATTAGGTAATGCTAGTGTTAATGCTTCATCAATTAATACTAATATTGCACAAATTGGAAACTTCAATGCAGTAGTAACACAAACAGAAGACCCATCATTTAGTGGAACAAAAACTAATTGTAGTGTTGTAGATGGCACTTTAAAATTAGATAGTGTTGCCTCAGATGGTATTTATGAATTTAGTTCTGTTATTGATTTAGGTGGAATATTTACAAGTAGAGTTACGGCAGTATTAGAACAATTTTCTGCTGACCCTGATGATTTATTTGACTCTGGTAGAGGTTATACAAATTTTGAAGATGTACCTACTAATATTTTATTTGATGGTGCAATTCCTCAAGGTTCAAAAGCTGTATTACAAATAGCAATATCAGACGACAATATAACATACACAGCTTTTAAAAACTTTGTAATAGGAGATTATACAGCACGATATTATAAATTTAGACTAATATTATCTTCAAGAGATGCTAGTTCAATTCCTGTTGTATCAGGTTGTGAAGTTGTTGTTGATATGGAAGACAGAGTGATAAGTGGAGACGATATATCAAGTGGAACAAGCACAAAATCTATTACATTTGCTAGTCCTTTTAAATCTACCACTTATGCAATTGGAATATCGGCTCAAAACATGACATCTGGAGACTTTTACGAGATAACAAACAAAACATCATCTGGCTTTGATATTGCTTTTAAAAATAGTAGTAGTACAATTATAGATAAGACATTTGACTTTATTGCGAAGGGATACTAAAAGAACTTATGGCTCAACACGATTATGTAATAGCAAACCAAACATTCCCATCATACAGGAATGATCACAATAACAGCTTATCTGCTGTTGTTTCTAAAAATAGTGGTACATCTGAACCATCAACAACTTATGCTTATCAATGGTGGTATGATTCAACAAATGATATTTTAAAAATAAGAAATGCTGATAATGATGCTTGGATTAACTTTGCCTCATTTGATCAAAGTAATGATAATTTTTCTCTAACAGTACAAGATTTAACAGTTAATGGAACAGGGGTTATTCCATCAGGAACTAAGATGTTATTTCAACAAACATCTGCACCAACAGGATTTACTAAATTAACAACACATAATAACAAAGCATTAAGAGTAGTAAGTGGAACAGCATCTACAGGTGGAACAAACTCTTTTACAAATGCTTTTAATTCTTCAAAAACTGTAAGTGGTACAACAGGAACATCATCAGTTACTATTTCAGGAACTACTGCATCGCATACTTTAACAGTTGATGAAATACCATCACACACTCACACACACCCAGGTTGGCAAATGACAGAGGGTATTAGACACGAAGATGGAACAGATTATATTCCACAACGTGGAGATCAAGGTGGTGCTAGTGGAACTTATACTTTCTCAAGCACAGGGGGAAGTTCAGGTCACACTCACAATATTAGTGTTACATCAGGAAGCCACTCACATTCATTTAGTGATAGTTTTAATTTAGATGTTCAATATGTAGATTTAATTATAGCACAAAAAGATTAATGAAATTAGAGATTAAAGATAATTGTCCTTTAAACAATTTTAAACCTTGTAAAAAATTTGATTGTAATTGGTTTATACAAGTAAGAGGAACAAATCCTCAAACTGGAAAAGAACAAGACGAATATGGTTGTGCTATTTCTTATCTTCCGTTATTAATGATAGAAAATTCACAACAAACAAGACAAACAGGCTCGGCCATAGAAAGTTTTAGAAATGAAATGGTACAAGCAAATTTAAATTCTATGAAAGTATTATTAGGTAATAAAGTAATGCAAAAAGTAGAAAAAAAGGATAATATATAAATATGGCACAAGATGGAACAACTGCTGGTGGGTCTAGTTATACTATAGATAATGTTACGTTTCCTGTTGGAAGAACGAAACTACAATCTATATTTGATGCTATTCGTAGTACCAATATAGGAAATACTGCACCTGATCTTGTTGCTGGACAATTTTGGATTGACAATAATACACCCTCTACAACTGTTTGGACATTATACTTATATGACGGAACAGATAATATTTCTTTTGCAACAATAGATACAGTTAATAACACAGTTAATTTTATAGATAGTACCTTTGATTTAATTAACGACACTACTCCTCAACTTGGTGGTAATTTAGATTTAAATAGTTCAGATATTACAGGAACTGGTAATATTAATATTACAGGAACTGTTACTGCTACATCTTATAATGGAGATGGTTCATCTTTAACTGGAATTGCAAGTGATGTAGTTGATGACACTACTCCTCAACTTGGTGGAAACTTAGACCTAAACTCAAACGATATTACAGGCACAGGAAACATTGATAATGTAGGAACAATCACTACAGATGGATTAACTGTAGCTGGTAATGTTAGTGTAGATGGTGGCACAATCAAACTAGATGGTAACTATCCTGTAGGTACAAATAACGTTGCGTTAGGAAATCAAGCATTAGATGATGGAAGTTTAAGTGGTGGGTGTAATGTTGCTATAGGAACAGATGCTTTAACTGCTAATACAACAGGACAACAGAATACTGCAATAGGTAGAAATGCTGGACAATCTAATTTAACAGGAAATTACAATACTGCTGTTGGAGACCAAGCATTAAGATATAATACTGCATCAGATAATACAGCAAGTGGTGCTGGTGCATTATTCTGTAACACCTCAGGAAGCTGTAATACAGCACTAGGACGAAGTGCTTTAGTTTTTAACACAACAGCCTCAAATAACACAGCAGTTGGTTATCAATCTTTATATTCTAATACGACAGCTTCAGATAACACCGCAATAGGTTTTTGTTCTTTAAGAGCTAATACGACAGGTTCAAGAACTGTAGCTATTGGAAAAGATAGTTTAAGAACTAGCACTACAGGTGGAGATAATGTAGCGATTGGCTATCAATCCTTATTAGATAATACAATCGGTTGTCAAAATGTTGCTGTTGGTTATAGGTCAGCATTTGAAAATATAGATGGAAATTTTAATGTAGCAATAGGTCATAATTCTTTATGTGATAATACTACAGGAGATAATAATACAGCGTTAGGTCACAGCTCTTTAACAAATAATACAGCAGATAACAACACAGCAGTAGGTTATCTATCACTTTTTGCTAATACGTCAGGAGCAAATAATGTAGCTTTAGGTTATCAATCTTTAAATTGTAATACGGCAGGAAATTATAATACTGCTATTGGAGACAGGTCTTTATGTAAAAATACAGCATCAAATAATACAGGAATTGGTCATGCTTCTTTGATAAACAATACATCAGGTTCTAGTAATGTTGCAGTTGGTGTGAGTTCTTTAAATAAAAACACAACTGCCTCAAATAACACAGCAGTTGGTTTCTGTTCACTTTTTACTAATACGACAGGTTCAAATAATACAGCTGTAGGTTCTTTAGCATTAGATGCTAATACTGATGGTATAGATAACACAGCTTTAGGAAGTGGTGCATTAACAACTGCAACAACATCATCTGAAAATACAGCAATAGGCAGACAATCTTTATTACTTAATACCACAGGAAGCTGTAACACAGCAGTAGGTTCTGCTTCTTTAAAATCTAACACCACAGCAAATCACAATACAGCTATTGGTTATGAATCATTAACAGATAATACGACAGGTGAACAAAATACTGCTGTTGGACAATGTGCGTTAGCTTCTAATACAACAGCTGGTTATAATACAGCAGTAGGTTTTAGTTCACTTTGTGCTAATACTACAGGAACAGGTCTTACTGGTGTCGGTTACATTTCATTAATAAAAAATACAACAGGTCTAAAAAATACTGCTATTGGATACGATACTTTAGGTGAAAACACAACAGCATCAGAAAACACAGCACTTGGTTATTTTGCTTTAAGAGTTAACACCACAGCATCTAATAATACTGCTGTAGGTACTTGTTCACTTTATTCTAATACGACAGGTGAACGTAATGTTGCTATTGGAACAAAGACTTTAGATGTTAATACGACAGGAACTTGTAATACAGCAATTGGTCAAGGTTCTTTAGGTGCTAACACAACAGGAAATAATAATACAGCAGTTGGTCAAGCTTCTTTAGGTCAAAACACCACAGCATCAAATAATACGGCAGTAGGTTTATGTTCACTTTTTGCTAATACGACAGGAACACCAAATACAGCAGTAGGATTTGAAGCATTAGATGCCAACACAACAGGAAATCAAAATACAGGTATTGGAGTTGGTTCTTTTGGTGCAAACACTACAGCAAGTTGTAATACAGGACTTGGGTATGCATCTGGATTAGTTAATACGACAGGTACTTTGAATACGGCAATTGGTCATAGTGCTTTATGCTCTAACACAACAGCTTCAAACAATACAGCGGTTGGATTTTCTTCTTTAAAAGCTAATACGACAGGTTCTTGTAATACAGCAGTTGGTAAAAATGCTTTATGTTCTAACACTACAGGACTTCACAATGTAGCAGTAGGAACAATCGCTTTATTATCAAACACAACAGGGGGAGAAAACACTGCAGTAGGTTGGGGTTCACAAGCAAGTAATACAACAGCTGGTTCAAACTCATCTTTTGGAAATCAATCGTTATGTTTAAATTCAACAGGTTGTTGTAATACGTCTATTGGTTTTAGGTCAATGTGTAGTAATACAACAGGAGACAACAATGTAGCATTAGGAAATAATGCTTTATCGAAAAACACAACAGCAGATAATAATACTGCTATGGGTTATAATTCTTTACAAGCTAACACAACAGGTTGTCAAAATACATCAATAGGTGCTTTTTCATTTTATGATAACACATCAGGTTGTCAAAATGTTGGTGTTGGTTATGGAAGTGGAGCAAATAATACAACAGGTATTTGTAATGTTGCTATTGGACATAATGCTTTTAATACAAATACAACAGGTTCTAATAATGTTGCAGTTGGTAGAGAAGCTCTTTATTCTAATTCCACAGCTAACAACAACACAGCAGTTGGTTATCAATCACTTTGTGCTAATACGACAGGTACACAAAACACAGGAATAGGTAAAGGTGCTTTATGTTCTGTTACTACAGGAAATAATAATGTAGGTGTTGGAGAGGGTGCGGTTAGTAATCTATCAACAGGTACAAATAATACTGTTGTTGGATATGTTGCTGGTACGGATGCTGTAGCAAATATAGGTTCGTCATCAAACTATATTGTATTAGGAAATAATAGTCACACAAATGCTAATATAAAAATTGATTGGACAGTAACATCTGATTTAAGAGATAAAACAGAAATCGAAGATGTACCTCATGGACTAGATTTTGTTAATCAAATAACACCAATTAAATACAAATTTAAAACATCAAGAGAAAATGCAACACCTAGTGGTAAAGCAAGATATGGTTTCAAAGCACAAGAAATTTTAGCTTTAGAGGGAGATAATCCAGTTCTTGTTAATAATGATGATGAAGATAATTTAAAATTAACAGGTGCTTATTTAGTACCAGTATTAGTCAATGCAATAAAAGAATTATCAGAAGAAAATAAAGACTTGAAATCTAGAATAGAAGCGTTAGAAACTTAATAATGAATACATACATAGTAGAGGGTGGTGTTGGAAAATGCACAGCTTTTACCTCTTTAATCCCAAAGCTAAAACAAAAATCCGAAGTTCAAATTTACACACCTTACATAGATTGCTTTGCAAATAACCCAGATGTAAAATTAGTTCTTGAACAAACTTTACCAATCCAAGACCCAAGAATTATGGCATCTGAAAATATTTATTATAGTGAACCTTACAAATCTAATTTTCAGTTTGGTAAGCAACATATAATAGAAAGCTATTGTAATTTGCATGATGTAGAATTTGATGTAAATATGAGACCAAAACTTTATACAGGTCATTTACAAGAGAATGTTAAGAAATGGTTAGACAAAAATAATATTGAAAAATATATTCTTGTTCAATTTTCTGGTGGTCAATCTCCATTAACTTATAATGGTCAATACAATAACATTAATCCAAACAGAAACTATCAACCATTCTTAGCACAGCAAGTTATTAATATGCTGAAAGAAGAATATAAAGATGCAACGATTATTGATTGTACTTTACCTAATGAACCAGCATACTTTAATACAATTAAATGTGATTTGCATTGGTCAGAAGTACATGAGCTAATGAAAGATGCACTAGGATTTGTAAGTATAGATAGTTGCTTAAATCACTTTTCAGCATCAGCAGAAAAGCATGGAGTAGTCATTTGGGGTTCTACAAGGTGGACACAGTTTGGTTATTCTCACAATAAAAACTTACAATTCCACATGAAAGATAAGTGGAAAGAAGAAAAATTCATTGATAGTGACCCTAGAAACAACATGGTTGAACCTAAATTAGTTATTGATGAATACAAAAAACTTGATAAAACTAAACAAGTTGCGTGTGCAACAGAATAGGAGACAATTATGAGCGAAGAAACAAGAAGTGCAGAACAATTAGCACAAGATTATACAGCTATGGGTCATTCTGTAGATTTAATCAATGGTATTATTGATGGCTCTCAAATGGCAGATGAATCTACTGAAGATAAACAAGATGCTGTAAGAAGAAACAAAGAACATCTTGAGTTAATGGTAGCAAAAGATGATTGGGGAAGTGAAGATATGACTTCTGTAAATTCAGCAATCGCATCAGCTACAACATATTTAGGATAATTTATGATTACTGTAGATGGTAAAGAATATAACAAGGAAGAAATGTCAAACGAACAAGTAGCAATCGTTGGCAAACTTGCAAATATTCAACAATCAAAAAACAATCTTCTTTCACAAATTCAAGATTTAGATATTTTAGCAGAAGTTTGGGTTAATAAATTCAAAGAAGCTAAACCTAAAGAAGAAGAAAAAAAAGAAGAAGCTAAATAGTTGCTATGAATCTTTCTAAGCACTTCACACTTGAGGAGTTTGAAAAAAGCCAAACTGCTACTAGAAAAGGTATTAAGAATAAAGCTGGTAGTGGAGAAATTAAAAATCTTGGCGATCTCTGTTATGAAGTGCTTGAACCCGTTAGAGCAAAGTTTGATAAGCCTGTTACAATTACATCTGGTTATAGATCAGAAGAATTATGCGAAGCAATAGGCAGTAAAAAAACATCACAACATACTACAGGAAACGCCTGTGATTTTGAAATATCTGGAGTGTCTAATTTAGAAGTAGCTTTATGGATTCAAAACCATTGTGACTTTGACCAACTCATCTTGGAATATTACACAGGAGAAGCTAATAGTGGGTGGATTCATGTTTCATATAAAGATGGCTCAAATAGAAAACAAGTATTAACATTTGATGGAAAATCATATACTAATGGATTACCAGAAGCCAAATGGTCTGGTGGAAAATTAACTAACTAATAGGAGTTTATTATGCCAATGGGAAAAGGAACTTATGGGTCTAAAAGAGGAAGACCACCAATGAAAAAAAAGAAAAAAGCTAAAAAGAAGAAGAAGTAATGG